GGCATGGTCACGGTTGCCACACTTTCGGGTGGTCTAATTTTAAATTCGCTCGCCGCCGCTGGGCTGACGAACAAGAGCAGCGCGATCAGCGCGCGGATAGCCATTTTCGGACGACCACGATCATGCGGCGGCAAAATTATTGTCAGACCGGCTTCGTCGGCCAAGACGGATTGGCTGGGTCAGCCGTGTTGGCTGGGAGATCCCGCAGCGCTTGCCGATATGCTGTTTGCTCGTCGCTCATCGTCAGATCGCTGGACGCCCACCAATCCGTTTCGGCAAGGCGACGGTTTCGTTCCTCGCGCAAGTCCGCCCACGGTTTTGCCGCCTCGTATTCAGCAGTCCATGCTGCGAGCGTTTGAGCAGACGGAACGCCGCCCTCGAACTCAACAACGACATTGTCAAAAACGGACCATTCAATGGTCGGGTGTTTCCACGTCAATACTGCGCTTAAGTCGCTCATGCTTCGAGTTCCCAAATTTGAATGTTGACGCCTCCCGTATCGTTCCATCGCGCGCCGCCGTGATGCTGACTGCCCAGATAGACAGTGCCGGTGTTGCCGCTTGAACCAAATCGCAACTTGTAGGTGATTTCTGATGTTGATCCGGCGGTGTCGAGGTGTTGCAATGTCATCATTACAGGTCCGTTTCCGTGCGTCTCCTCAAACACCGTGCGCTCGGCGGTTGATCCGGAATCCTTAAACAAAGCAAGGACAGGAACGACAACCCCATTCGTTGCGGCCTGAGCGATGACCTGAATCAAAATTTTGTTAGTTGCCGAGGAAGCCGTGTGTGTAAACGTAGTGTATTCCGCACCCTCGCTTGATGTTGGTGCGGTATCGTCGTCGGGAAATGTCGCTGTGGTGCTCGCGTCAGTTGCAACGTGCGTGTTTGAAAATGCTACGACCTTGCCACCGCCCGCCGCTTTCCACGTTCCGTCGCCGCTTAGAAAATTCGAAGCGCCCGGTGATCCGCTGCCCAGTCGAGCAACAGCAACAGTTCCGCTGGAAATGTTACTTCCGTTCAAAGCTGTAACTTGAGACCCGTTAATTGCTGGCAGCCCTGTCGCGTCTGCCGCGATAACATTGCCGTTGCTAGTGCCGACAGTTTTCGTTGCTGCATCGCCAAGCCCTAAATTCGTGCGAGCAGTTGATGCGCTCGCGACATCTGACAGGTCATTCGCCGAGAGCAATCCATAGCTATCGACCGCCTGCTTCACGCGCAGCGGAGTCATACCCTTTGTGTTGTTGGTTCCTGCTTCCGCTTCGCTTTGATCGGCGATCTCTGCGAAAACGCCATTAGCGCCAGTCGGTCCTTGCGCGCCGGTTTGCCCTACGGGGACACCTAACGAGAGAGCGCCGGTTGAAGAATTGAACGAGACAGTCGCGTCCTGAGAGTTGCCTGATCCATCGACCCCGACATTGCTTACTGCCACCGTATTGACGCGCCCGGTCGTCGTCTCCAACGCTGTGCCGTTGCTGTCATAAGCGATCAGCTTGCTTGCCTGATCGCTTGCCGTGTCGGCATACGGAAAGAACAGCGGGCCTGATGTGCCGGTGCCGCTCGTCGTGCGGTTGACCGTGGCAGGCAGTTGGATGTTGCGCGACAGCAGCGTCTCAATCTGCTGATCATTAATCGTCAATCGATCAAGTGCGTCATTGATGCTCGCCGCGGTGAAGTCACCACCCGTGCTGTAGTCGGTCGTTCTTTCAATCGCCTGATCACTTTCGATCGTCACGATGGCGTTGTTTGCAGGTGCGTTGCCCGATGTAAAGGTGACGGTGCCCGTACCGTCTGCATTCAGCGACGTGGTGTAGTGCGTCGTCACAGTCTTTGTTGTGGTGCCTTCGCTGACCTTGATGTCTCCGGCTGCAAGCACCTTAAAGCTGAACGAGAACGGCCCAAGGTTGCTGCCGTTACCCGTGTACTGCACTCTGCGGTGGACTGCGTTGACTGTTATGCTCATGGCACTATTCCGATTGCTGCGTTGCGACTACTGACATATTACCGAAAATCAAGAAACGACGGCATGGCTTCATCATACCAGCCGCCTTGCGGCACGGCTTTGCCTAACCGCATGATACCCTCATCGTATATTCTTTTTCGTTGCGCTAATGACCCACGGGCATCAACAGACACCTCACCATCCACCATCTCAAACATTTCATCGAGCACAATATCCTTGCGTGAGTTTAGCACCTCACGCAGCATGTTGAGCTTGTCACCATCATAGGCGTCTTCATACGCCTGCAATTGCATTGTCTCGTACAACTCATCGACAAATGTCAGTGTGGTTTCCTCGTCACCAACAATGCGGTCAGGCATCGGTGAGTTAATCCGTATGATCATCTCATTGTATTCTTCGACCGACATCTTAACGCCGCGCTGAGTGTCCTTTGGTTCACGCACGCCAAGGCCCAAGCTAATCATTTCCTTGTCTACCAAGGCCCCACGGCCTCGCTTGCTGCCGGTGTGTGTCTCTGTGCCATACCAACGAACCGGCGAGATCATGCACCACACACCATTCTCGCACTGCGTCGGCTTCTCCGCGTACATATTCAGCTTCACCTCAACGTCTTCGCTCAAGATCGGCGTGCGTGACTTCACTCGGTTGAGGGCTTCATACCAGCCCCGGCGTGCGCTGCTGACGTAATAGCGACCAGCTAACTGCTCATCCGTTGGCTTCACATTACTCGCTTCGGGATCTATCGTCCGCTCGACCGTAGCGACTAGACTGCTGTAGGGCGTAATCGCAGCCATTCCAGCCTGCGAATATTTCTTGGCGATAAGTTCCTGCGCTCGCGATATCCGTTGATCTATGTTTTCATACTGTTGCCCGAATACCTCCATGATGTCGGTAAAGCCTTCCATCATCGGCATCGTGCCCAATTGCTTTCCGACAGACTTACCGGTGTTCACCATCAGATGCTCTTCCGCAACAACCGCCCCGGCCATTGCAAACATCGCCTGCGTGTCTTCGTCGTTAGCGTAGGTGCTGGTATACGCGAGATCACCTGCCATAGATAAAAGACCGGAAATTGGTTGAAACCGATCGATACCAATTTGATGATATGACCCATCGTCTTGGCGTATGCCGATCGAATACGGCATAATTTTGCTGCGTATCCACGCCTGACGCATTGCAGGATCATCCGGGTACGCGCCGGTTATGCGTATGCCATCAACCATCTCGCCGCTTGCAAGATACGATAATGTGGCAAGCAGGCCGGTCCCCATGACGACACGCGACAGTGCCATGTCTGCTTCTGCCCCACCCTTACTCATTGCTCGATAGAAACGCGGCGTGAGTGCAGCCAACGGCGTCCGCGCTGCCATCTCGTTCACAATCCACTGCGGTGTCTTATAAAACGCGATGATCGGCTTCATTAGCGGGTGCGACATATATACACCGACGCGCTTCTGAAACCCTTCAAGGGGAGCTTGGAAAGTACCACGCAAGGCGTAATCTATTGCGGCCTCATTTACGTCATCGTCCAAACCGGAAAGCATGCGCTGTGTTTCCATACGCATAACGTCGTCGCTTGCGCCTTCTTTCTTCAACCGATTTAGACGACGCATAGTCTGCGCCTCTAGTTCTTGCTGATACGACATGCCCTTTGCGAACTCATCCTCAAGCAGCAAGAGGCGCGGACCAAGGGCTCGGACAATAATTCCGGTATAATCAACAAACCGGCCCAACGCATTCAATTGCCCTTCTTTCGACAAAAACGGTGCCTCACCGTCTTTGGGTATCCCAAGGTAATCAGCGCTAATCGCTTTTGTCTGATCGTCCAGCAGGTCGATCTTGCTTGCGCCTTCAATTTCACCTGTCGGGCCCCTACGACCGAATTGCTTTTCCTCTGTCGCTAACGCTCTCATACCCGCCTTTGTGCCGTTAACGATGCCGCGTATCGTTGCCTGCGCCATCACGATTGCTTCCTCGGCATAGACGCGGTCGTCGTCACTCAGGTTTTTAAATATGTCTGTGCTTACTCGCCCGACACCAATCTTGCCCTTCCATCCGGTAAGATCAACCAACCCCGTGCGAGCGGCACCAACCGCACCGCCGAGTGCGCGTTCCGGCACTTGGTAAAGATTGAATAGCGTATTAGCGACGACATTAACTGCATGCGTCGGCGGGGCGCTGAGAATTGATGATATGTATGCCTCACCTATAAGGTTCAGCCCTTTGTTGACCCCCAGCAAAATCTTGCTGGCAAATTTCATCTTTTTGTCGGGCGGTAGTGACGCCAACAAGACCCGTATCTCTTCAGTCTCTGCATCGCCAATGCCGGAATTATCGTATCGCTTCAGAATTTCTGTAACAGATGTCAGATCGCCCGGCGCTTCGACTGTTCGACCAAACGCTGACCGCACCCCCTGCGCTGCACCGGCTTCGCTCGCAGCGTTTTCAATACGCGGTGCCAAGTTGCTGACCAGCGCAAGAGCGTGACGCAGTTCCTCAGTCGTCCCGTTCTCTTGTGCGTTTTGCAGTGTCGCTAACAGATTGGAGCGAACATATAACGCTCGCGCTGTTTCGACTTTGTTAAAGGCTTGCCCCGGCTTGGTCTGCATGAGGTCAAGGATCAAGCGATCCATGCCGAGCTCTTGCGCCTCTGCTAGTAACTCCTCAAGAGTACGCTTATCACCGACACCGGAAAACTTGTCATCGAAAGCCTGATACAAACTTGCGAGATATTGCTTTTCCGTTTCATCCAGCAGGGATTTGTTTACAAGGTTAGGCCGCACAATTTCGACTAAATCCACGCCTTCACCAAGGACACGCCGAAGTTGATCGACCTCTTGCTCTGACGCAGGCTCAATGACCAAATTAGTACCGGTCATTCCCGGCTCGACACGCACCGCGCTAGGCGCTTCCGGCATCTCGGGTTCAAGCCGTTGCTGCTTACGCACTTGGTCAAAGATAACTTTAGCTGCAGACCTGACAGGGCCAGCCAATTGGATTTCTGTCGCCGGTTCGTCTACGACCTGCGGCAACCCCTGCAGTTCTTCCTCTTCTACGATCGTCTCCATCGGGATTGTTTCCGGCGGGACAATATTGGGGTCAGTCTGTTCTGCTTGCGTCAAATCATCGAGCGGCAGCATCGGTTCAGTTGTCATTTTGCTTCCCCTCAACTTGTGACATTGCTACGGCACCACCGGCAGTGAATAGCGGTACGCCTTTCTTCATAATGCTGTCGCGCATTTTCTTTGTGACCGGCAGCGTCCACACTTTGGTCTCAACGTCTTTAATATTTGAATACCCTAATTCGCCGAGTAGTTGCTGGTCGTTCATTTCATCAATTGGCACGCCTGTTTCTACGGGTTCGCCTTGAGTGTATTCTCGACTTCTAATATCGGTCACCCCAACCTTCGCGCCAAATTTCTTGCCCCACTTAGCCGCGTAGTTTTTGAGTATCTTGTCGTAGAAGCCCTTCATGCCTTCGCCGCCGACTTGTAAGTCGATGCCCGTATAAGCCTCTTCGACCTTATTCTGCCCTTGTATTTTCTCTGCTAAATCTTTGCCGACAAGTTCCTCAACGCCCGCTATGTCAAGGTTGTCTCGATCAAAAATAACGTCTTCAATACCATAGCTGCGCTTATCCACAGCATACACGTTAAAGCTGCCATCTTCGTTGCGGATTGCGCGTATTTCATCGACCTGCTTGCTCAGATCATACCGCTCGGCCTGCATCTTGCCGGGTGTCCACGCGATCGCATCGTAGCCTTCTTCCGCAGCCATACGGGCAACACGGCGGAATGACATCTCATGCCACGTTTTTTTCATCGGAGCGTCAGGCACTCTAGCAAGATCTCTTGACGGGCCTGTTATTTCAGAGCGTTGCTGTTTTAGCTGCGCTCTCTCCGCACTAATCTCTGATAATTCTTTTATTCTGTCAGCAATGGCGGGATTGGCAGCGCCAAACGCTTCATCGACATAAAAACTACCGTTTGCGTTAACACGACCGATGACCTTGTAATCATTGTTTTCAATAATATCCCGGCTATAAAAATTAACACCGTTGCCATACGGCGAAGCTGTGCCACCTAAACCGTAGTTGTCAAAAAGATCGCCGTTTATTTCCATTTCTCGATCAAGCAACTTATTTAAACGGCCATTTATTTGCGCGATGGCAGCGGTGTTTTCCGGCGTTTTATATCCTGTCTTGCGGCCCTTCTGATGCCAGTCACTCTGTATCTCTTCGATAAACAAGATGCGCTCATCGTTGGGACCGATGCGATCATTGAGGCGCATGTGAGCTAGGACGTTGGGCTCGTCAAAGTGGCCGCCTCTGTAGATATTGCTTCCGCTATCCATCAATTGATTAAATTCAGCAACCTCATCGGGATCGTTTAACTTTCCGGCTATGTCCTTCTGTTTTAATTCCTCATATCGTTCAACATCAACACCTCGATTTTTAGGCAACGTCAGCAGCACCTCGCGATAGTTCTCGCCACCGGGTAAGGTGTAGCTCGCAAATTTAGGACTATCGGGATAAGCTGTACCGCCAAGCCCTTCTGCCGCTTCCCACTGTTGCGTTAAGGCGTCAGCGGCATCGTAGTCGCCTTGCGCTTCAGCGTTGTCGATTAACTCTTGCCATTCGTCACCGGTGCGCTGTGGTAGGTCACCGCGCTTTGTTACCTCTTCAATCTGCACTTGATTGGCCTGCACGTACTCTTGCACCTCGGCCTTCGTCACAGACTTCTTGCCTTTCAAGAAATCATCGAGCCCGATCCACGCCATCTCCTCGGGCTTGACGCCCTCACTCTTCGCAATCATCGCCCGCATCTGCGAAGCGCTGCCCTTCTCCATCGGCAACGCTTCGACAGCACGATTGACAGCGCTATAAAATCCTATGTCGGAAACGTCAGCGGCTCGATCGACCGGTACAGTCGCATCACCCATCCCCATGTTCATCACAGTCGGATCGGGCGCACCGCCTTTAACAAATCTGGCAACACCTCGGGCAATTGTCGGCAACGGGACATCTACGGCCTCAAGCATCCCGCCCATGAGAGCACGACCAAAATTGATCAGTTGATTGTCTTCGGATAAATCTAAACTCGACAGAATTTGCTGCGCCTCATCTTGACTGATCGCACTCATTTGCCCACCGAGTACCGGGTTTGCGCTGTGTATCTTTTCATCAAATGCTTCAGCTTCCGCTAAAGTCGGAAACACTTCAAACACACCCTCATTAAAAGCGCGATCTATAGCCTCCTCATTGCTCAAAATTTTTCCGTCAAAAACGGTTGGTACGAGATAAGTTTTACCGTCACTTTCAAATGATATCGTTCTGATTGTTGAAATCGTGCCATCAGTATTTTGAACGGAGTTATTGTTTGCAATATTGTTGAGATGATGCTCGGTCAATTTATCAATCGATAATTTTCGCGGGTATATTTTACCTTGGTGCAGAATGTAATCGTCGGAAGGTACGCCGGAGAACGTGCCCGACGCCGCGTCATAGTAATCGCCAAGCGGCACAGTCGGGTTTTCGATCACCGCCATCTGATAATCGACCGGCTGCAGCGAGCCGTCTTCTATACGGTTCTCGACTTCGCTGATCCTAAATTGCTGATACGCTGCGCCAAAGTCATCACCGAGAAGCTGCAGAGCGTTCGCCGCTAAATCTGACATACGACCACCCACCTCATTCGATGGCGCTCGCTCCTGCATTGCGTCGTCAGCAGTCGGCTGCGGGAAGCCCTGCATCTCGTTGCCACCAAGGATCGGATTACTCTCAGGGCCGGGCTCAAACGTGATTGGGTTAAACCCGGTCGATGTTGCCCGATACATCTGCGACGGCGCGCCCAAGGATCGCAGGCGAGCCCGCTCCAAAAACAGGGCCTCAATGCGATCTTCACTCATCGCTCCGTTCCCAAATGTAATTGCTCGATAGTATCGAGTTGCTGCATTAGCCTGCTTATGTCTCTTTTAGCGTTTGCAGCACCAGCGGGTAGCAGGCGGTCAAGGCTTCGAAGGTAATATTTTACGGTGCCTACATTGCTTATATCTACCAAGTTATCGTCGGTAAACGCTTCAGGCAGTTCAAAATCGGCAAGACGTAATGCCCTTCGGCGCTCTGCCGTTACTTGTTTAAGGGATGTTGCCAAAAATGGCCGACTCTTAAGATAACTGTCTCGAAACGCTCTCATTGCAGCAGGCAATTCGATATTCGTCATTGCCTCGGAGACTTTGCGGAAAGCCTCGGGCAGATGGTCTCGCGGTACAAAACGCCCCAACTCCCCAAGGGCTTCTGCATTACCGCCCAACGCATCCCTATGCTCACGCAGTTTTTCCTCTATGTGATCGACTGCGGCATTGTATTGCTGATTGGCTTTTACTCTTGCCGCTGACAATTGACCGGGAGGCGTTGTGAAATCGGGTTGATATTTCCGTTTTATCTCATCAAGCGCTTTCTTCATCAAAGCATCTTGCTGGTCTCGCAATTTCAAAAAATAATTAGATTTGGTTGCTGACTTAATTTCGGCCTTAAAAATGTCGGCAGGCGACAGCCGACGCGCAGCCAATTTCCTGTCCAATTCCTGCGTTATGTTTGGAGGGTCAAAGATAATGACGTCATTAGTTTGGTTTAGTATTGACGAGACATTTACGCCTGTAACAGCGAGCTTTTGTGCAGCTTTTTTCAACGCTTCGGGGTCATTGTTATTAAGAGCATCAGCTAACTCAACATAGGCCTGCTCTTTAAACGCCGGGTTATTAGCGTCGAACTGTCGCTCATTTGCTTCGCGGAATTTGTTTTGCTGTTCAAGCGTCGTCGCAGCCTGCTTATAGACATCCTGTTGATCTGCAGCAGACATACTCGACCATATTTCACGCAACTCAGGCGGCAGCTTAGTAGCCGGGTCTTGCAGGCCTTGATATAATTTTAATGCGCTAGAGGTTGGCAACCTCGCAAAATTGAGCAACTTGCCGACCTTCGCTTTATGCACAGCTTTGTCAAAGTCTGTCAGTTTTTGCTTCTTTGTAGACTCCGCGACATTGTGGGTTATCAGATCGTTTTCAATCAATTGCCGAACGGAAGATATCTGATCGGCCAAGGACGCGGTATTGGATTGCGGATTGATTGGCGTTTGGTAACCATCAACCATTGACACCGCATCACCTATGCGGGTAACCGCACGACCGATCGCGTCAGCCTTGCCCTGCTTTATTTGCGCGGTGGCGTAACTCCTCGAATAACTCTGCAGATTGCTTGTTGCCAGCATCGACAGAGACTTCTGCATTTTACCTGCTTCAGTCGGGCTCACCGCTGAGAAAGCGTTCGCGTATTCGGATATAATGCTATCGAATTTTGCACGCAGATCCGTTGGCGACAGTGTCGTGTCAGCCGATGCAGCAGTAAATTCTTCAGATATTTTACGGCGACCCGCGACTTCATAGCGCGAGGCCGCAACGGCAAGACTGCCCTTGTATGCTGCCTGCTGGTACACATTGAAGCTACTCAGGTCACCTGCCAGTTCAACAGGCGCTCCAATTGATTTTGCCTGTTCAATGTCTTCGATTGTCGGTGCATTACGCGCACCGTAGGCAAGGCCTTTGGCTTCCGCTTCCGCCGCAGCCATCTTGTTTGCTGTCGCTGCGAATTGCCCTATTCGATTGGCAAGCGAGCCAAACGATTGCGCCTGCACTTGCAATGCCGGATCACCACCTGTCGCCACACTAACGCCACCGCTAACCGGCGTGACCATGCCTTGTAAAAGTGATGCTCTTGGAAATCGCTGTGCCATATCAACTAAATGTCACGTTGCTGCCGCTGTAGGGTTGCGAAGACCAACCACTACCGCTTGGATCAAACATCGTTTGCCCGCCTACATTGCCACCGGGCGCGGCTGTTCGTCCCGCTGACACTGCCGCGTTTGCCATAGTCAACATGGCTTGCATGACCGCTGCCTGCTTGGCCGCTTTACCGGCGGCGCGAGCGCGAGACGCTTGGAAAAGCTGCATCTGCGCCTGCTGCTCACCAAGCAAGACTGTGATGGCGCGGTTGTTGTCTGCCATCGCGTAATTGGTTCCGCCGACATCTAGTGCGCGGGTACGCAATCCAAAAGGGTTGCCGCTGAATGGATCGATATTGCCCGAACCAGCGGCAGCGTTGATCTTCGCCATGTTGATGAGCGTTTTCTCGAGCTCTGCGACAGCCGCAGCCTTGTGCTTGAGGCTTTCCTGTTTCCCTCTAAATCGGGTGAACTCAGCTTGCACCTCAAGACCACGAGCTTGTCCCTCAAGCATTGCTTGCTGGGCTTGCCCTTGGCGAATTTGCGCCAAAGCCTGCAAGCCAGCGAGTCCAATACCTACTGCAGTAGCCATGTTTTAATCCCCCGGACTGACGCTAACGCGATAATCCAGCGCGAGCAGCGTCATGAATAACGGTTGAGATTGCGTGACCTCGACCTGACCTTTTCTGTCATACCCGAGAAACGGGCCGATCTGTTTGGTGCCGGTAAATTTGCTGACCCCCTCGTCTAGCAGGTCGCTGCCGAGAGAACGGAACGGCACATCGACTCCGTTGATCGTCATGCTCTGCGTATTGTCGAGGATCGCGC